GTATGTGACAATAAATAATTCATCTGCTAATGTTATGTCACCTGTTGGCAGCGTTACTACCTGCCCATTAATTTGTAAATACAAAGTGTTTGATGTAGCTGCATCTGTAACCCCTTTTACCTGACCACTTCTTACCGCTACTAAAACAGTCTTACCTTCTAATGCCAGTACATTAAATGTGCTTACCCCTGTAGATGGTGTAACCTCTACTGTTAGCGTTTCTCCTGTGGTTTGCTCACTTACATTTGTTGGCATATCATACGGAGCAGTTGAACCACCTAAATATATAGGGCAGGTATATGCTTTCTTTTCAGGGAAAATTGTATCTAACCCATAATCCGGGGTAAAATATTGCTCGTACAAAGAATAATTTTGCCGTAAATAATTTATCAATCTTTGTTTATAAAATTCTGCTGATTGCTTATATTGGCTACTTATCAATTCCAAATCTCCCCGTGATGGTGTACTGCTTTCCTCCGATGTTTTCTGCAAAACACCCTTACTAAAAAACTGATATCCTAAAGCAAATGGCAACATACTCATAACATACCAAACTAAGCAATCGGTAATGTAAGTATTGAGCAATATTGTTTCATTGGCATTAAGATTATCCGCATCGATACCCTCCTGTAATCTTGTGTAAAGAGTACTGCCCAATGCAGGCATAACATACATATCCTGTGCTAACTTTATCTGTGGCTTAAGCTGCACGCCATCAATAGCCGCACTTATACCAGTACGGCTCTTTAATGTGTTTTCGTTTATGAATAATACGTTTGCACTCATTTATTTTTCTTTACAACTGTTAAAACATTCCATTGATGTCTGCATTGTGGGCTATGTGTACCGTCTGGCATCGTCCACCATCCACCAGCCCGGTCAAATACACTATACCCCAAACGTGCTGATATTTTTTCTATATCGGAACGGCTCCATAACTTACTAATTGCAAGCCTCATCAGTTCTTTGCAAAAATCCCGTGAGGGGTGTGCTGCTGTATCTCTTTCAGTTACCGGTACTTCGGGCCTCCATCCGTAAGAATACATTATTTGTATCTTAACTTGTGATGCTGGTTTTTTATTTGTAGGAATTAAGGCTTCTGATAACACCCCACCCTTTACCATTACTGCAATAGCTTTTTCAATAACCGGGGCATCTACTTTTAATTTGTCTGCAATTTCAGCAACAGTTAATTTTTCTTTAAGCAGATCGTAAATATTTTGCTCAATATCAGATAGCTTTTTTACATCAGCGAAGTATTGTTTTTCGTTCAGTTCTTTTACAGATAATATTTCGTAATCTGAAATATTTTCACCACATGAATTAAAATGCTCCGCAAAATTATCGGTATCAAATTCTTCTGTATTAGCATCTAAAAACAAACTCACATCATCATCAGTTAAACCAAAAGAACTCTTTAACATCATTGCAGCCTGCTCCCTGGTTAACTTACCAGCTTCAAATTTGCGCTTAATTCTTTCTAACTGCTGAAACTGCCTGCCCGTCATACCGGCCAAATTAGCGTTAACTGGCTGTTGTGGATTATTTACATCAACCGGCTGCTGCTGTTGGTTATTCGTTGTAGTTTTTACAGGGGGCAAAGAAAAATATTTTGGGTCAACATTTAACTCATCCAAAAAGTATTCCCGTGGTAATACTTCCAGCAATAGTTCTTCTTTCAAATTGAAGCCCAACGGTTTTACAGGCACTATCTTATGTTCGCCTGTAATACCTACTAAATTAAATATCTTACCAAATGTTTCCTCATGTGCCTGCTGCCTTTCATTTACATAGGTATTATTAAATATCTCGTAGGCATCCTGTATCTCATTCCTTTGCCCCAATGCTCCAGCAGTTGCAATACCCATAAGCGTAGGTGAGGTAATGCTATGCCCGCTAAATATTTCCTGCTGGATTAAATTATTGATATTGGTAAAATCTTCTTTGGTTAAAAGCGTTTGTGATAGTGGTAATATTTCGGCTGCATTTTCACGGCTCTTATTAAACATGATAACAGTTCTGTCCCCTTCGCTGCCATGAAATTTTTTCTTTAGCCCGCTTTCAACACTTGCTTTTTGCTCCTCCTGTGGCTCTCCACCATTCAAATTAATCAATGTTGAACCAACAAAACTATCTTTTGCAATACCTAAAATGTGCCTGCTAACATGCACATCACTTTCAATATAATTTAATGCCTGGTAATAATTTGGTATCGGGTAAGCATCCCCGGAGGGGTTATACTGCCTTATAAATAATATCTGTGAGCCTTGTGGGTTAGTCGAATTATAAGCATCATAACAACGCTCTTTTTCTTGTGCATTATTCCAGTCGTCTTTTACATAAAATTTGCTATGTGCTTTGTTAGTGCGAACTTTAAAATACTCAATATGGAAAACATCTTTTATCTCACCTTTAAGATTATAGATAATTTGTAAATAATACCCATCAAATATTTCATCGTCTAAAATACATTTCTTTACCAACTTATTCCAGCTTTCGCCTGAACTGTTAGCCGGTTGGTCTATCCCTTCAAATCCATTTCCGAAAATATATTTTACTTTTGATTTAATGATGGCACCATGCTTCGGGCTTTCATTATATAAGTCCAGTAAGTATTTTGGGTAATCATTTTTAAGCCCGAAATTAACATAATCTTTGCCTGCTTTCTCTTTAAAAACGGGCCGCTCCGCCTGGGCAAATTTTATAGTGATTATATTGTTATAATTATTGTCCATCGTAAGTAACAAAGTTATTGTTTTGTTCTGAATATTCAACCGGTGTAAACACTGTTTCAGCAATTAAATTCATGTAACCAATCTCTACAATATTACCGGCAACAGTTAGATCAACATTACTGGCTTTTTCATATACTGCATAACTCCATAAGCCCTCATCTTTACCCGTGAAATAAGTATCTACATTTATTACACCTTTATCATACCTTGCAAAAGCACTGGTATTAGTTACCATTACTTTTACAACATCTAAAGTAATACGGTTTGTAAATACAAATAAAAAGAACGGGTTAACCAATAAGGCTTTCTCCGTTCCGGTAAAATAAATATATTCGGTATTGCCTTTAGTTAAATTTATCATTATAAAAAACCCCGTCTTTCAACGGACGGGGCTATTTTTTTTAACCTAATTAATTATTAAACTCCTGGCGTTTCTAATGTTGCCCCTTCTCCTGCATCAACTACAAAGAAATCTTCTTTTTCTACTCCTTCAAATTTCAGCATATACCCGTTTGCATCCCCTGCTGATGCACCTGTTACACCTGTTGATGGTGCTAAGTACATACCATACTCTTTACCATAACACCGGTAAACACCATCTTTATCATGTGTAATAACACTTACTTTATTTTTTGCAATAGTAGCAACTATGTTTCTTGTGGTTGCATCCCTTTTGTTTACGGGGAAATCTACTTTTTGCTCATAAAATAAAGAACCGTTTTCTGTTGATCCTGTTGGGTTGCTTTCAGCAGTGGCACTTGATTTTGTTGGTACTTCAAATTTCCAGTACCTTTTTGTAGTGACTTTTGTTATTGCTGTAATCGCTCCTGCTGAATCCGTAAAAGCAACGTTATCAAATTCTGTTATGTAAACAGCATCAATACCGCCAACGCCATCCCGGCATCCTATTGCGTAACCTGCTGTAATTGCACATGCCATGTTTAAGATATTAAAAGGCGGGTATTAACCGCCGTTATGAATTAATTAACCTCCGTAAAGAACACCTATTGAAGCCCTTGCAACGTTTGCAGCCAGTGTGTAAATACTTCTTACATACTGGTAATCTCCATCGTTAACCAACTTACCAACTTCAAAACGGTTTACATCGTCTGTTAAGTCAGTATTCCAGCTTACTGCATCCTGTGTGTTTGCATAAGCCATAAGATCGTTAGGAGTAGGTACAAAAAGTAATTCAATACCGTTGTAGTAAATTTTTGATGTAGCGAAATCGCTACCTGAGATAACAAAGTTTACCTGTTGTGCTGCACCCACTGCGTTGTTAGCGTTGTAGCAAAGTTGCTTCCATGCTCTTGGGCAATAAATAACAACCGGGGCAACAGTACTATTCAAACTTTGTACAGGTATCTTTGCAAAAATTTTGCCTACTTCCGCTGCAATATTTGCGCTGGTAACGGTAGTTCCAGTAACCTTCAAATAAGAACCGATTGCAGCGTTATCATAAAGAACCTTTGCAAATACACCATCAACTAAGCCTGCTGTTAAAGCGGCTACTGCTGTTTGTGTTGCAGCGGTTATTGAATCCTGCCCTGCACCTGGAGTTAAACCGGCAATAGATGCTTTAGTTGCTGCGGTAATACCACCCCAAAAAATACTTTCGGCATCTTGTGCAACATTGGGGCCAACCATTGCAAGTACTTCACTTGCAAATTCGTTGCTCTCAATATTCCATGCCCCTGGTTTCATAGAACGTTTAAAACGGGCCGTACGTAAACTCTCCTGTAAGAAAGTTTGTTTATATTCCAACTTAGTTGGCGTAATCATACGCTCAATAATGTTGATAGCACCGCTACTTGAAAGAGCAGCACCGGTGTACAATTGAGCCGTAACATCTACAGAAGCCTCTGTAAGAATTGAACCGGCTTTAATGTCGGTATTAAATGCAACATAACCATCCTTAATGGTTTTGTTCTCAAATAATATTTCTTGCAGGATAGGCTCAACCGCTTCGCCTCTAATATCTACTGCTGTAATTGCTATTGCCATCGTATTTTGTTTTTATTTTTTTATGAAATGTTTTAAGTCGTTTTCCAGCCATTCAATTTGTTCATCTGATAAATAACCTTTACAATAATCTTTTACCGGCTCAACCCCTTTTGCTTCTAAAAATTGTACATAAGTAACACCCATATCAAAAGGGTTTACAAATATTTTATCTTTCGGCTTATCCTCTTTTTTACTCCCTGCCATACCTTAATTTTGTGCTGTCATTTTTTTACGTGCTGTCCTGAATTTTTCTAATGGTGTCATATCTTCAAAAGCTGTTGGCCTGCTGGCTGCTGCATCTGCTGGCACTACCGGGGCATCTACTATCAATTGAGATAGTTTTAATAGTTCTTCAATAACCTTATTCGCTTTCCCTAACTGTGAACTCATTTTGCTTATTTGCGCCTCTTGTGCTTCAAACCTTGCGGAGTAGCTGGCAAATTTTTCGTTAGTAGCATTTTCAAAAGCTGAAAACTTAGCCCCCATATCTTCAACAGGTGGGGCCGCTGGATCAACCGGCATACCAGGTGTTACCATTTCGATAACGCCATTATCTACACAAGTTATCTTTGTGCCATCAGCCAGTTCTAAATCGCCGGGTAATGCAGGATTGCCATCAATAAGCACAACACCACCGGCCTCTAATTTGTCAATCGTAACTGTACCACCACCTTTCAACTCATATTCTTTTGGTCCTTCTGCTGGCGGGGCCGCTGCTGCAACAGGTGCAGGGGCAACTAAATCATTAAAGAATAATTTAACCTTCTCTAATATTGTTTTTGCGTTATCCATACTATATTATATAAAAAATTAAAAATTGGCTAAAAGTTTTTTTAACTCCATCAAAGTTTGCTCGTCTTTTGTTAGTGGCATGTCATAATCAAACCCCCCTTCCACGCTAAACCCTTTTAATGTACCGGCTTTTATTTCAGCCCATACTTTTGGGTTTTCTACATAGAAAGAGCCAAACCAGGTACCATCGGGCATATCTTTAAAAGCTGCTGGCGGTGTAACCCCACGCTGCGAATTACTGATAAAACTTTCAAACATTGTTACCCCATCAACCTGCATATTTTCATCGTGCATAATATTCACATTCTTTTGGTAGCCTTTCTTTGAAAACTTTATGGCTATCTTCCTTATTGTTTCAGTTGAAAACTTTACGTAATGCTCCCCTAACTTATCGGAGTTACGGTAAATAATTTGGTCTGGCACCATAAGCGGGCCGGTAACAATGTGTTGATCTTCGCTTACTATCTCAAATTTTACCTGCTCTTTAAAAGCAATAAAATCCCTTTTTATAGCCGGAGCATCTACCAACGCAATAAAAGAAACTTCGGCCCCTTCGTCTTTAACATCCGGGTTTATCATCAAATTGTAAATAGGAATATCCATACTGTATTATATAAAATTTTGCGGTTTGGCTAATTTATCCTTGCAGCCCTGTTAAGCCTTCGTGTCCTTTCCTGGTTTGTGCTTACATCATGCTCCAATACAAAAGCCCTGTTTGCTGCGTTACCTATCTGGTTAATACTGGCTTGATTTAATGCCGTTGTTTGTGCCACAGGCTGCAACGGTGCGGCAACACTACCTAATGAAAATGAAGGGACCGAGCCCCCTGCGCCCTTCCCTGGTATTTTTGTTGCAATAATATCTTTAACGGCTTTAAATCCCGTTGCCGCTGCTGCAACAATAGAAGGAATACCCCAGGGCATACCCATTGCTACCCCTTTGCTAATACCCTGGTAAGTATTTATCAATGCTTGTGCTACTGCAAGGGCTTTACCGGCAACAGTTTCTTTACCGATAACATCACTTAATACGCCCAATGCGTTGGCGGTATCACTTGCAAGCTGCAACTTTTGTTGTGCTAATATTTTCGCATCCCGTAATTCTGCATCGTTAGCCGCCTTAACTTCTGCTTCCCTGCGTAGCCCTGCTTCATATTGTTGTCGTATTTTTAATGTTTCAGCATCGGAACGTACTTTTTCAGCTTCGTCTTCCTCTGCCCGTATATCTTTTTCAAATGATAATAAATCTGCTGCATTTTCACGGGCAACGGTTATACCCATTTTATAGAACGCTTCTTGTATCTCCCGTTCTTTTGCCAGTCTTTCTTCTGCTGCTGCTTTTGCGTCACGTGCTCTTTTTTCAGCAGCAGCCTTTGCAGCACTTCTACCGGCATCTGCTACCTTAATTTGGTTATCTAATTCCAAATTTTGTAAAGCATTAATATCTCTACCATTGGCAGTTGTAAGTTCAGTAATAGCTAAACCATTCTTTATTCTTTCGTCAATTTCTTTATTTCTTATATCAATTCTGTCCTGTATCTGCTTTTTAGTCATAGAGGTAATAGTAGCCTCTGTGGCACCCTCTATTTTTGCCCTCTTAATATTCTGTGAATTTATTTCATCAATTAGTTCAACCTGCGCACTAATAACATCGTTTGATTTTTTAGTAGCTTCTGCCAACCTGTTTTGAGCATCTGCAGCAGTTTCGGTTTCTTTACCAAACAAATTCATTGTAGAAATTATCACACCTATAACAACAGCCAATGCGCCCAATCCTGTAGCAAGCAACGCCCCTTTCATT